AAGGATAGGAAGCGTTACTATATAGATAGAAAGGGTGTTAAACAAGAAGTTACCAATCTAAGTAATAGTAAGCTTGCTCATCCATTTATGCGTAAGTTAACAAATCAGAAAGTCAATTATCTACTTAGTAAGGAATTAAGCATCCAATGTGATGACGAGAACTTCTCAAATGCTTTGGCTGGATATATTAACAAAAAATTCTTAAAGATGTTAAAGAACGTCGGAAGAGATGCTATTGTTAATGGAATCGCATGGGTGCAGGTATATTACAATAATTTAGGACAACTAAGCTTTAAGAGAATACCATCAGAGGAAATTATTCCATTCTGGGCAGATGCAGACCATACTATATTAGAAGCTGTATTAAGAGTTTATTCTATTACCAGATATTTACCTGATGGGGTAAAGAAAGAAGTTGTAAAAGTTGAATATCACACTACACAAGGCGTTTGGTATTTCGTAAAGGGAGATAGAGGACTTGAACCTGACCCAGATAGAGATGAAGGACTTAGAGGTCACTTTGTTATTAGTCAAGAAGTAAAAGATGAGGCTGGGCAAGTGCAGGTAGATGATAACGGAAACCCAATGGTACAAGATGTTGAAGCTACATGGGAGAAAGTACCATTTGTAGGATTCAAATATAATGCAGATGAAATTAGCTTGTTAAAATGGATTAAGCCACTTATTGATGACTATGATATAAACACTTCAGATACCTCAAACAACCTGCAGGATGTTCCAAACAGTATTAAGGTTGTTAAGAACTATGATGGAACCGATAAAGGCGAATTCGTACAAAACCTTGCTACATTTAGAACAGCTTTCGTATCCGGGGATGGTGATATGAGTGTGGTAGAAACAAAAATGGATATTGCAGCAATTGACAGTCATCTAAATAGATTACGTAAAGATATCTACGAAGCAGGAAGTGGTGTAGATACGCAAGAGGTAAGTCTTGGTAATGCATCGGGGGTAGCCCTTAAATTTAGATATGCTGACCTTGATAGTGATACAGATGATATGGCCAGTGAATTTGCAGCCTCTCTTGAGGAGCTAATATGGTTTATTAAAGTAGACTTATTGAACAAAGGTATTGGAGATTTCACAGAAACGACTTTCGAAATTATCTTTAATACAGACAGTATTATCAATGAGCATGAAATAATAGAAGATGCAAAGAACAGTGTTGGAGTAATTAGTGATGAAACAATCGTAGCAAATCACCCATGGGTAACTGATACTCAACAAGAATTGGATAGACTTGCAAAAGAGAAAGAGGCCAAGATGGCTGAAATGCAAGAATTGATAAAACAACAGAATTCAGACTTTGGGGATGATGGGGATAACATGGGGGATGAAGGAACCAGTGAAGGCGGTGAAGAATAATGCCAAAGCTACCAAGCAAAGAGTATTGGGAAAGACGCTCAGAGCTAACACTAATACAAAATGAAAAATTAGCTCTACAATATGAGAAAGACTTAAAGAAAGCCTACCAAGCTACTATTAAACAAATTACTAAAGAAATAGAAGCATTTTATGGGAGATATGCAAAGGAGAATCAGATTACTTTATTAGAAGCTCGTAAAAGGCTTACACCTAAAGAATTACTCGACTTTAACCAGCATGCGAAGATATATTTAGATGAAGTAGAAAGATTAGGTGACAAGGCCTTTACAGTGAAATACAAAGCTTATTTGAAAGAGTTATCCGGAAGAGCTTATGTAAGCAGAATAGAAGAGTTAATTACTAATATTAGACATAATATAGAAACTCTTTCTACTGGCTATAACATAGGTCTTGGACAAATATTAACGGAAGCATATGAAGATGGATTTTACAGAACAATGTTTGATATTCAAAAGCAAGCAGGCTTCAGGATAAGCTTTACCACTCCTGGAGGTAAACAGCTTGAAATGGCCATAAGAGAAAGATGGATGGGTCAAAACTATAGTGATAGAATATGGGCAGATAAGAACAAGCTAATTATTCAACTTGAGCAAATGCTTTCCCAAGAGTTTGTAAGAGGAAGAGGTCCAAGGGAAGTAGCTAAGGATTTCTCAAATAAGATGCAAACCAGCTATTACAACGCTCAAAGGCTTATTCGTACAGAGCTTAATTATATTAGTAATAAGGGAAGTATGAAAGCATATAAGGAAAGTGAGGTTGTAGAGAAGTATCAATACCTTGCTACATTAGATAACCGAACATCTGATATATGCAGGGAATTGGATGGTAAGATATTTGAATTAAAAGAGGCCAAGGTAGGGGTTAACCTCCCTCCACTTCATCCACATTGTAGGTCAACAACAATTCCATATTTCGAAGATAATGAAATAGAGGATAGAGTTGCAAGGGATAAAGATGGGGAAGGGAAATCCTATAAGCTTGGAAAAGATGTTACATTCTTTGAATGGGTAGAGCAATATGGAAGTCCTGAATTCAAGAAACGTGTACAAGAACAAAGAAGGCGATTTCTTGATATGGATAAGAAACCAAGAACTAAAAAGAAACAAGAAGGTGAGGTGGATAACAAAAAAGAGTAATACAAAAACTATTATAGTAACAAGTAATAATAACAATGTAAAATAATAATAGGTGCATCGAGGACGAAACCTCGGAAAAAAGCGTAGCACGAAAGGAGAATGGTAACAATGACAAAGGAACAATTATTAGCCGCAGGGTTCACAGAGGAACAGGCAGCAAATATCTTAAAACTTCACAAGGAGGCGATTGACGGTAATTATGTAGCTAAACATCGTTTTGATGAAGTAAATAGAGAATTGAAAACAACTAAAGAGCAGGTAATAGAAAGAGATAAGCAGATTACAGAATTGAAGAAATTCGAAGGTGATTCCAAAGCATTGCAAGAAAAGATTACAGCTCTTGAAAATGAGAATGCTGCAAAGGATAAAGAATATAAAGCTAATCTCGCTCTTGAAAGAAAGAAAAATGCAATTAAGTTAGCACTACTCGAAGATGAAAATGGAAAACCTTACGATGTAGATATGGTTATGGGGCTCTTCAATTTAGAGCAGGTAGTCATAGATGAGGCAACCGGAAAAATCAGTTCAGGATTTAAAGAACAAAATGATGCAATTCGTAAAGAAAAGGCATTCTTATTTAGTCCTAAAGAAGATGTCAACAAAAGTGGCGATGGCAAACCTGCAGGATGGAAACCAGCAGGAACCCCTCCAGCAGATGGAGATAAAGGTGGTGGAGGAGCTGACCCGTCTATATCTTTTGGAAAGAGTTTGGCACAGATTAAACTTGGTATGATGGGTATCAAACCAGCCGGAGCAGATGGCTCAGGTAATCAAAATTAAATTAATTAAGGAGGAAAACAATTATGGCAATGAAGATGAAACAAATAGAATATGGAGCGCCAACAAAACAAATCTTGGCAATCCCAGACCATTATGCAGCACTTGGATTCAGACATCCTAAAGCAACCGCAGAAACTCCAGGGCTTGCTACATTGGTAGATGGAAGATATGTAGTAAAGGCAGGTACAATCTATCCTGCAAATGATGCAACCGCAATCGGTGTTGTACTCAATGATTATGACGTAACCGATGGTGATGCTATGATGGCAGTGGTAATACATGGCTTCATCAAGACGGCAGCTCTTCCTGCAGTTCCTTCAGCAGATGCAATTGCAGCAATGAAGCAAATTACCTTTAATCCATTGATTAGTATTGGATTAACTCTTACAGGCACAAAAGCGACTATCGATGTAGGAGCAACGGCAGACCCTGACCCAGTTGTATTCAAGCTTGCTAATGCTACATTTAGAGATGGAGCTGAGACTCTTGCTAATTGGACAATTGCAGGTGAAGATACCACTAAGGTAAAGGTAACCGAGATTAAGGTTGCCACAGATAAGCAGACGGTGACATTTACACTTGACCAAACAGCTGCAGCAGTTGCCGGTAATGTTACTGTAATTCCAAGTGCTTCTATTATTAGCACAGGTAAGACAGTATCAGCGGTTACTATTGCTACAGTAGCTTAATAAAGAATAGGAGGAGGAAAACAATATGAAATCAATTTATGATATTTTCGAGAGTAAAGCAATTGCCTCTTATTGGACTGATGTTAATGTTAACATGGCAGACCCAATGATTGGTACAAAATACTTTCCAGTTTCCAAACAAACTGGATTAACCCTTGGATGGATTAAAGGTAGAAATAACTTGCCGGTAGCATTACAACCTGCAGCATTTGATACTAAGGCTCCATTGAGAGATAGAATTGGTGTTAAGGAATTAAGTACTGAAATGCCATTCTTCCGTGAAGCAATGAGAATCGGTGAGAAAGATAGACAAGACATTGAAACACTATTAGCTAAAGGCGAACAATTTGCACAGCCTACAATTATGAGAATCTTTGACGATGTTAATAATTTAGTAGATGGTGCTTTAGTTCAGTCTGAAAGAATGAGAATGGCTCTTCTTTATGGTGGTAAGATTGGTATTGCAGCTACTGCAGAAAACGGTAGAGATATTGCTTATAACTATGACTATGACGTTGATGGTGAATGGGCTACTAATAACAATGTAGAGTTGTTAGCTGGAGAGCAGTGGACAGTAGCTAATAAAGCAACTTCTAATCCAATCGATGTTCTATTAGATGCGGTTGAAAAGCTTGCTGAAAGAAAAGGGGTTAAGGCAGTAGAAGTTCTTATGAACACAACTACATTCAAAGGAATGATTGCATCTGATTCTATTAGAAAAGCAATGAATCCTCTTGGAGCATCCAGTATAATTGTAACAAGAAATACAGCTAAGCAGTTCATTGAGAACGAGACAGGCTTGACTATTACATTGTACGATAAGATGTTCAAAGATGAGCAGGGTGTAGACCATAAGTTCTTCCCAGATGGTTATGCAACATTACTTCCTGCATACGCTCTTGGTAATACATGGTATGGAACAACTCCTGAAGAGTTTGACCTTATGAGTGGTTCAGCTGGGGCTTCAGTTTCTATTGTAAACACTGGTGTAGCAATCACTACTATTAAGGAACCTCATCCAGTGAATGTTCAGACTATTGTATCTGAAATTGTTCTTCCATCATTCGAAAGAATGGATGATATATTCGTAATCAAGGCGTTTTAATTTAGAGAGGAGAGATAGCAATGGCTAAGATGTATTTCGGTAAAACCGTTAGATATGAAGGCATGGAATATCCTCCTAATACCACCTTTGAGGTCAAAGACAGTGATGTTGATGGCCTCAAGAAACATGGTGGTTGGTTAGTAGAGGAACCAAATAAAGAGCCGGAGAAAGAACCTGAAAAGGATGAAGAAGAGAAAAGTGAACTTGACCTATTAAGAGAAAAGGCACTTGAATTAGGTATTGATTTCAAAGGCAATTGGGGAGTTAAGAAATTAAGCGAAGCAATTGCTGAAGCAGAACAAGCTTAGTAAGAAGGAGGCGAGGTAATGACTGTAAATGAAATAGTAAGAGCTAAAGTTAAAATTGAGGCCATTACTGAGCTTGATATCCAATTAGCTATTAATGAAGTAGAGGAAGTCATTAAAAACTATTGTAACATTGATATTATACCAGATGCTCTGAAGTTTACATGGGCTAATATGTCAGTAGACTTAGTTCGTTATCAATATGAGTCAAATATTAGTGCAGATGATGTCTTGGTGGGGATTGATGCCAGTGATATTTCTAATTTAAAGATAGGGGATACTCAAATCGCATTACAAGGTAATAACTCAGAGAGGAGTAAAACCCTAAAAAGTCATCGACCTAATTTAGACCAGATTGTAATGAACAATAAGGAGCAGCTAAATAAGTTCAGAAGGATGGTGTGGTAAATGAAGTTATCAGGATTTGGTAAATTACTCGCACCAACCTATACTGACAAGCTAAGTATTAACAGGTATACAAAGATTCAAAATGCTGATGGAACCACTGGTATGGGAATCCCGGAAGAACCTTTGTACAGTGATGTACGATGCCGGATAAGCTTCGGTCAAACCGATAGCCCTGAATCTCAGAAGGATGATACTAATCCAATTTACATGCAAGTGAAAATATTCTGTAATCCTAATGTTGACATTAAGAAAGGAGATATATTAGTAGCTGAAAGAGTTGGAGATGATGGTAGTATATTAGCAACCTACACTGGTACAGCAAATCTACCATTCAGATATGTAACTCATCAAGAGGTATTATTTGCAGAAGTAGGTGATGCTTAATGTCAATGGATTATAGTCAGTTTGAAGAATTATTGGGTAATTTTAAAGAAGTACAAAAGCAACACGAGGTTTTTATTAGAAATTTCTTAACTGAAATGGGCATGAGAGCATTAGCTCAAACTAAAAAGTTAACTCCAGTAGACACTGGAAATTTAAGAAATAGATGGGAGCTAAGTCAAGTATTCAGAAAGGGTGATAGCCTATATATAGTGTTATTTAATCCAGTAGAATATGCAAGCTTTGTAGAAGATGGTCATATGCAACGTAGAAGATTTCTTCCTATTGAATATTTAGAACAAGGTAAAGGAAATCAGGAATACCTAAATTACTTATATAATCAATATGGTGATGATATACAAGGGGTGATGCTCCATGATAAATGGATTCCCGGACATCATATGGCAAGAATATCAATCTCCAAGATTGAAAGAGAAATACCAAAACGCTATGAAAAGGCTTTAAAACAATTTATGAAAGGATTGGGGGCGGCAGACTGATGGTAGGAGAGATAACAGGCGAAAGCATTAAAAGTGCAATAGCACTGAAAATCAAAAGCGGATTTGCGATTACCTCGGGGTCACCTCCAATTACTATATACCCTAACATCTATAAAGAAAAGATTGTTCAGGGAATGGAAAAACCTTGTTTCTTCATTTGGGTAATGGATATTTCGCAAGAGAAGCTCATGCGTAATAATTACATGAGAGAGTATCAAATGAACATTAGATATCATCCAAATGAAAAAGACACTAAGACTTATGAGACCCTTGCAGATATTGGTAACGAGTTATTGGATAAACTTACAACCATTGATGTTCCTATATTCTTAGGAAGATATGGGTCAGATGGAGAACCAATAGAAGATAAGAAGCCAATAAGAGGAACTCAGATGAATTTTAATATCACTGACGATGTATTACAGTTTTATGTAACATATAGTATTAAAGCGAAACAAGTAGTTGATGAAGTTCCTGATATGGGAACATTAGAAATTATTCAAAACTAAGAATTAAAGGAGGAAAGAAATATGGCTGGTGGAACATTCAAGTCACAAAATAAAATCAGACCCGGGGCTTATATCAATTTCAAAGGCGTAGCAAAGCCATTATCCAGTCTTGGTACTCGTGGAATAGTTACAATGCCAGTAGCGATGAGCTGGGGCGATGAAATTACCGAAGTGCTAAGTACTGAATTACTTGACGGTAAGAGCTTGCCAAAGATTGGTTATACTGCGTTTGATGAAGAGAGTCAAGTTATTAGAGAGGCGTTAAAGCATGCTTACAAAGCAATAATTTATCGTCTTGATACTGGGGGAACAAAAGCAACTGCAACTTTGGAACCTCTTACGGCTACTGCTAAGTATGCAGGTATTGTAGGTAATGAGATTGCAGTAAGTGTTGTAGCTAATGGAGCTAAATTTGATGTTATTACTTTATTTAGAGGTATTGAAAGAGATAGGCAAACTGTTACAACAGCAGAGGAGTTGGTTCCTAATGATTATGTAGTATTTAGTGGAACAGGTAATCTAGTAGCAAATGCTGGAGTTACATTAACTGGCGGAGAAAATGGAACGGTTAATCAGGCATCCTATGATAACTACTTGAATGTAATAAAAGCGTACAAATGGAATACAATGGGCATTCCTCAAGATGTTTCAGATATAAACCCTAGTATCATTACTTTCATTACTAATATGAGGGAAAATCTTGGTAAGAAAGTACAAGCTGTTTTGTATGACGCAGATGCAGATTACGAAGGAATTATAACTGTAAACCAAGGTTATAAAACAGTGACTGAAACAGTTAGTCCTACTACCTTTGTAGCTTATGTAGCAGGATTAACAGCTGGTTCAGACGTAAATACTTCAAATACCTATCATGCAATTAATGGAGCGGTTTCAATTGTATATCCTGAAGGTGTAACCCCCTATGGGGATGAAGAGATTGAGGAAGCTCTGAAAGCTGGTAAGATGGTTCTTTCAACAAGACAAGATGGTGTAATTGTTATTGAGCAGGATATCAATACATTGCATACATTTACTCCTGATAAAGGATATGCTTTTAGTAAGAACCGTGTTATTAGAACACTTGATGAAATCAATAACTCCATAGCATTACTGTTTGAGAGAAGTTATATTGGTAAAGTAGATAACAATGATGATGGAAGAAATATTTTCAAAGCTGATGTTATTGCCTACCTAAATATGCTTCAGAGTATTTCAGCAATTAAAAACTTTGATAGTACTACAGATATTCAGATTTATGCAGGAGAAGCCATTGATGCAGTAGTTGCAGATTTAGCAATTCAACCTGTGGATTCAATGGAAAAATTATATATGACTGTAATGGTCGGTTAATGAGAGGAGGAAAAGTATATGTTCTTACGAGCTGGTGATACAATTAGTGGTCAAGAAGGTAAAGCAACATCTGTAATAGATGGAAACGTTCAAGATATGTTTTATGTGAAAACCTTGGAAGCCACTTTTGAAAAGACTAAAGCTGAAGTAAAAACTCTTGGAAAAAGGGGTACTCAGCACAAAGGAGCAGGATGGTCAGGAGCAGGCTCCATGACAATTTATTATGTAACTTCCTTATTTAGGGAGATGGCATTGAAATATGCTAAGACCGGTAAGGATACGTACTTCAATATTACAATAGTTAATGATGACCCTACCTCTACCATTGGTAAGCAGACGGTGGTGCTGTACAACTGTAATATTGATAATGTAGTATTAGCTAAATTAGATACTGACTCCGATACTTTGGATGAAGATATTGACTTCACGTTTGATGATTTCGATATCCTTGATAGTTTCGGAAACCCAGTAGTATAAAGGAGGAAATTAAATGAGTAACTTAATGCAATTCTTAATTGATAACCCAGTAGATAACTTAACAGATGAGGTAATTGTTTCAGCAAGGCTTGCAAAGTTCCCTTTCAAAATTAAGGGAATGACTGGCCCAGAATTCTCAGAATACCAAAAGCTATCCACTAAAATTAGTAGACATAAGAAGGTAGAGTTTGATAGTAAAACTTTCAACGAACTTGTTGTTTTGAACCATACATTGGAACCTAATTTTAGGGATGCTGAAAGTATTAAGAAAGCAGGATGTCAAACTCCTGAACAATTCTTATACAAGAGTTTATTGGCGGGGGAAATAAATGAACTCGCTCAGCAAATTACAGCATTGTCTGGATTTGATAAAGATATTGAGGATACGGTAGAAGAAGCAAAAAACTCCTAAGGGAGGGTGATGGCGAAACGTGGTATGCATATTACGCTTTGAATAAATTTCATTGGGAACCATCCCGTTTCGCAAACCTCCCTTTCAAGGAAAAAGCAATGGTGATAGCCATGATAGATGAGAGGTTAGAGCAAGAAAAGAAAGAAGCTGCTAAAATTAAGAGGAAAGGAGGTCGCAGGCGCTAATGGCAACAGTTAAGAATACTATTTTATTGCAAGATAAAATGACTCCAGTTTTAAGAAGTATAATTAAATCCATGCAATCCACTGTAGATATTATGGCAGGAATGGATGGAGTAAGTAATAAAGCTTTTGATGGGGTTAAAAGAAATGTACAAGCGGCCTCAGACGCCTTAGATGATTTTAATAGAGGAATGGATGAAATACCTACCACTTCAAGAAGAGTAGAAGAATCCATTTCCAGATGGAAAAACCCATTAGTTACTGCGGCCTCCGCTATATATACATTTAAGTCAGTTATGCAAGGAATTTCAAAAGTAACTAATGTAGTAGACGAGATGACTCAAACAACTGCAAGGTTGAATTTAATGAATGATGGGTTGCAGTCAACTCAAGACCTGCAGAATCAAATATATTTATCAGCAGAAAGGTCAAGAGGTTCATATGCGGACACCGCTGATATTGTAGCAAAACTTGGTCAAAGAGCTGGGGATGCTTTTAGTTCCAATATGGAAACAATTGCATTTGCTGAAAACTTGAATAAACAATTTATAATTGCAGGGGCAAGTCAACAAGAAATGGCCTCAGCTTCATTGCAATTAACTCAAGCATTAGGTTCAGGAGTATTGAGAGGCGAAGAACTTAATGCTGTATTTGAATCCGCACCTAACATCATTCAGACCATAGCTGATTATCTTGATGCCCCTATCGGGCAGATAAGAGAAATGGCCAGTGATGGTCAGATAACCGCAGATATTGTAAAGAATGCAATGCTTGGTGCAACAGATGAAATCAATAAACAGTTTGAAAGTATGCCAATGACATTTGGGCAGGTAATGACTTCTATTCAGAATAGTGCGATGATGGCTTTTCAACCAATATTTGATAGATTATCAAAACTCGCCAATAGTGAAGACTTTCAAGTTTTCATTGGAAATATTACAAATGGGTTAGTAGTAGTTGCTGGTATTCTCCTAAACTTATTTGACCTTATAACGGCTGTAAGCTCTTTTATGACAGAGCATTGGTCAATCTTAGAGCCCATTATATTAGGAGTAGTTACAGCTCTTGGATTATATGTAGGAGTATTAACCGCTTATAATGCAGTTCAGGCTATTTCAAATGGACTTAAAGCGGTAGCTACTTTTAGAGAAACAACTCATGCGGCCGCTTTAAAGATGCAGACTGGAGCTACTTTTGCAGCTACTGCAGCACAGTACGGGTTTAATGCAGCCTTGATGGCATCTCCAATTACTTGGATTTTAATAATCATAATTGCAATCATTACAGCTATCTTTGCAGTAGTAGCAGCTATAAATCATGTAACTGGTACAAGTCTTAGTGCTCTTGGAATTATAACTGGAGCCTTGGCAGTAGCTGGAACTTTTATAATAAATCTTGTAATAGGGGTTATAAATGCAATAATCCAATTCATTTGGACATTGTTTGTAGAACCCTTTATAAGAATAATTGAATGGGTATTAAATGTAGCAAATGGTGGTTTTAATAGTTTTGGAGATGCGGTAGCCAATCTAATTGGTAACATCATATCTTGGTTCTTATCATTAGGTAAAGTTGTAACAAAGATTATTGATGCTATCTTTGGAACTAACTGGACTGCTGGATTATCTTCATTACAAGATAGTGTATTAGCTTGGGGTAAGAATGATAATGCTATTACATTAGATAGAAACGCTCCTGCAATAGACCATAGGATTGAATATGGAGATGCTTGGGATTCTGGGTATGCCTTTGGTGAAGGAATCCAAGATACAATATCTAATTTTAGTCTTACAGACCTATTTGATACTAATATACCAAGTCCTGATGATTACAAAAATCCTTATAATATTGCAGATATTGCAGATAACACAAAGGGGATTGCAGATAAAACAAAGGGGATTGCAGATAATACAAAGGCAATGAAAAATGAAGTTAACATTTCAGAAGAAGATATTAAGTTGTTAAAGGATGTAGCAGCTACAGAGTTTGTTAATAAATATACAACATTAAGACCTGAAATGACTGTACAGTTTGGAGATGTAAGAGAAACTGCAGATGTTAATAAAATCCTTGAAGTTATCGAGGATATGGTTGAAGAAGCATATGCAAGTGCGTTAGTAGGGGAGGGAGCATAATGGCTATTAGATTTTTCTTTGAATATAATAATCAGGTTGTTCAACTTCCAGTTAACCCGGAGGAGATAATGATAAATTCCTCCGGGAATAACAAGACAGAGGAAATTATTAAACTTGGAGAAATAAATTTATTAAGACAAAAGAAATTAGAAGCCTTAGTAATAGAGAGCTTTCTTCCTAATGATGCTGATGCGCCTTATGTATTAACAAAAGGGAAGTTTGAAAAGCCTCAATATTATATAGACTTCTTTGAAAATATTAGAAAAGAAAAGAAACCATTTAGATTCATAATTAGTGATACAAAAATAAATATGTTGGCAGCTATTGAAGACTTAGAGTATGGATTAAAAGCTGGAGATGATGATATTCATTATAGTTTAAACATTAAAGAGTATCGACCATTTTCGTCTAAAGTAGTCAAAATTACTTTACCCGCTACGAAAGCTGAACCAGCAAAGGTAACTCCTCCACCAGCAACTGAAAGACCAAAGACTGGGTTTGCTATTGGAGATACAGTTATTGTTGATGGTAAGTATTGGTATACAAGCTATGGAGATAATCCTCATGGAACATTTAAGAACTTTACCGGAAAGATTAGTCATATAGTAGCCGATAAAAATCGTAAATACAGATATCATATTACAACCCCAAGTGGTGGATATAGGGGTTGGGTAGCAAAAAATCAAATGAAGCATAAATAGAAAGGGTGAGTTAATGAATATAGAAGCGATTGTACAAGATAGTAAAAGTGGTGTGGCTTATGATATTAGTGAATTGATTACTAATGCTGTATGGGAGACTACATTAACTAACCAGCCCGGAAAATTAACTTTTAACTATATTGACGATAATAAAGTGACTATAAGCGAAGGCTCACCTATTTCTTTTAAAGTAGATGGCAAAGGAGTTTTTTTTGGCTATATATTCAAAAGAGGGAAGAAGAAGGACGAAAAAGTCCCGGTAACGGCTTATGACCAGATGCGTTACTTGAAAAATAAAGACACCTATGTATTATCAAATTTAACAGCCTCACAGATATTTACAAAGATATGCAGGGATTTTAAATTATCCTTTGAAGTGATAGATTCAAGTTCCTATATAGTTTCACCTCGAGTTAATGACAACAAAACACTATTTGAAATAATTCAACATGGGATTGACGAGACCTTAATTAACACCGGAAATTGGTATATGATAAGAGACAATTTTGGCAAACTACAATTTATTAGTATTAACTCAATGAAGACAGATTTGTTTATCGGAGATGAAAGCTTACTAATTGATTTCGATTATGAAAGCTCCATAGATGATGATACCTATAACCAAGTTAAATTGATTAAGGAAAACAAAGAAACAAAGAAAAGAGAAATTTATATTGTAAAAGATAGTAATACTATCAAGCAATGGGGATTATTACAATACTTTGAAAAGATGGATGAAAATGCAAATGCCGCTCAAATTCAAGCAAGAGCTGAAATGATTTTAAAGCTAAAGAATAGGGTAACTAAGAAATTAAAATTAGATTGTCTTGGAGACCTGAGGGTGGCAGCTGGTAGTGGCGTAGTCCTTGGAATCAGTGACTTACAAAAAGAGGGAGTAGCCATTAATCAATATTTCATGGTTACATCTTGTTCTCATACATTTCAAAATGATTTGCATACAATGCAATTGGAAGTGCAGGTGAGTATATAATGGCAGGAAATAAATTATTAAAAATAATGCAAGAAGCTAGTAAGATGCCTACAGGAGAAACCACCGATTTGCTCTTCGGGGTAGTAACTTCTGTTTCTCCTCTTAAAATAAAGATTGATAATCGATTCGAGGTTGATGAGAAATTCTTAATCTTATCAGCATTGGTAAAGGAAACAGTAATCAAGATACCAGAAAGAGAGGAAAATAAACACTTGCATGTTATTCCTCAACATACTACATCAGCTGCAGGAGAAGGGCCACATACCCATACAATCCCGCAAATGAATACCCTTTCAGCATTACCTGATATTCTTTTATGGCGAGGATTAATTGTTGGAGATAAGGTAAGAGTGTTAAGGGTGAATCAAGGACAGATGTTTTATGTACTTGAAAGAGAGGAGGGAATTAAATGATACCTGAACAGCAAGTAGATTTAACTAATTTAGAGGTAGTCAGCCAACCTTCGTTGACCTATAAATTAGACTTTGAAAGAAAGAGGATTAGTGGCAAGATAGATAATGAAGAAGCTATTATGCAATTAGTTATGAAAATCCTTTATACAGAACGTTATGCCTATGTAATATATAGTTCACAATATGGAGTGGAGTTGGATAGATTAATTGGAAAAGATTATGATTTCATTGTTTCAGATTTAGAAAGAACTATTACAGAAGCTCTTCTTGCAGATGATAGAATTTTAGGTATAACAGACTTTGTTGCGGAACAAACTGCAATAGATAGAATGGCCGTATCATTCAGAGTTAATTCAGTAGTAGGTGCAACAAATATTAGTACG